TAATCTCTTCTGGCAAGAACCTTGCAGAGGGCACAACCTCATCAAACCTCATATTCTCCGACATATCAGTTGCCCTATCCACAAGTTGCGCTTGATATTCTTTGATTTGGCTTTTTGTTAGCCCTTCTTCTTGGCTGATTCTGTCTTTAGCCTGTGCCAAAGTGAGGCTTTTATTTTTCACATTCTCAACTAATTTGCCAATAAATTCTTCATCAATTTTTTCTGTCGCCTTAACTTTTCGAGGATCAACCAGCTTTCCGTTAGAATCCAGAATCTCATAATGTAGGTGTGTCCCTGTAGATTTACCTGTATTGCCCATTCCTCCTAAAATATCACCCGTGCCAATCTCATCACCAACCTTCACATTCACACCACTCATGTGAGCATACCTATGTTTGTTCCCCTGAGCGTCTTGCACAACCACTGAATTACCCCATCCCGTTTTCCCTTTAGATTTTTCCACAGAGATAACCTTTCCGCCAATAAAGGCTGGTATCGGGGCGTTTTCTTTTCCTGCAATGTCATAACCTCCGTGCGTACTTCTTCCAGCAATATAATTAGCGGGCGTAGAAAAGTCTTGAGTGACAGTTCCCAACGATCTTACAAAGTCTGTAAACCCATTTTCAACTACCCAGTCGTTTTCTTGACCATCCCAAGTATAGCCAGATTCGGCGGCATCCAATAATTGTCCAGGGGTTGGTTTTGCGTCCGCTTCATATTCAGCGGCCACCTTTTGTTGCCATGAATATAATTCCTTGTCTAATTCGTTACGCTTTTCCAATTGTTTGATAGCATTTTCATAATCTTTTTGTTTCTCAACGATAGCATCTAACCTAGTCAACTCTGCATTGTATTCATCAGAAGCCATTTTGTACCCTGTCAAAGCTGAATTGTAGGTATCTCTCAAAGAATCACCCACCCTTCCCATCGTGTTTGCAAATGAGCTGTATCTGTAATCAATATCTTTTGAATGTTGTTGAAGCGATTGACTCAAAGTCATGTACGGATCAAGCCCTGCCTTCTGAAAAGCTTCACTTTCGCCCAATGGCTGATTCCCAATCTCCTGCTTCACTCTCAATGCCTGTTCAAGAGGACGCAAAACAGAAGCCGTTGGAGCGGGGATATTACCCCCTGGTGCTAATCCTTGCGCGGTAGCATCCTTATATTTATCTCTTTGAGCGATATATTCGTAATAGGGAATCCCAGCTAACTCTTGAGGCGTATAGGTGGCCTCTAACAGCTTTTTCTGGTTTAGAGTGCCCGCGACACTCGCGTCTACGCCCATCTCTTCTAAGCGCGTCCTTTCGCGTGCCAGATCACGCCCTTGGTTGTAATCTGTTGGCGCGGTTGGTAAACCTGTTGGTAGTGGTGTTGGTGCGCTCACTGTACTTTGTGGTGTTGCCATGATTATTGGTTATATTGTAGATCGTTTCTTTGACTAGCGTTTTGGTAATTTTGGCCAAGTAATTGAGATAATGTTGATCCTAATTGTTGTTGCTTCTGATCTTCGAATTGTCCTGGCAAGTTTCCGCTTGGCGTGAATCCTGCGATATTCTGCTTCACTGCTCCAGTTGCCCCTAGTGCATCTTCCGCTGATTGACCTAACAATTCAAGATTCTTCTTGTATCTCAAAGCTGAACTGGAAGACATCAAACGATTCGCTTGATTAACATTTCCTTCGTAGAACAATCCGCCAAAAGGAGTTTGAGTCGGAGTTGCGCTCGCCCCTTCTTGAGCGTATGCGCTATCCTTTCCGAGTTCTTGTATCGCCTTGCCAGTAAAAGTCATCCCACTAGCCGATAGCCCTTCTTTGGCCTGTCTAATGCTTTGCCCAGCGTTTGCTCTTTCTGTTTCCAGTTCGATTTCTCTTTGTTGATCTTGGAAACTTAATTCTTTCTGAAGTTCATTCGTGAATTTATCCACTTCTTTCGCGAAACGAGGATCAATTGTTTGGGTTTTGATACGATTGAATTCTTGTAGAACGCCGTCAATATTTACCTCTTTGCTATAATCGTAGTTTTTAAGCGTCTCTCTGTACAAGGATTTAAGGCTTTCTGGCAGCATTTGAAAATCAGGGTTGTTTTCCAAATCCTCCAAAGCTCTTTGATAAGACGCGTCGCCCGTGGCTGAAGGTGTTGAAGTAGCACCTGCATCTGGTAAATCCAAACCATTCTCTCCCTTTGGTAACTCTGCTTGCCCTTGGGCTGCTGCCTGTTCAATTAATTGCCATGCCGCTTGTTTATGAGGGCTTGCACTCCACCAATCAAATCCTTGTAAGTTGACCAATCCTTTGCCTTTAACATAATCTGCCATTGTTTGAGCAGAAGAGGTGATCTTTTGGATTTGAGCATAGGCCGCTTCACGATCTCCAAGTGGCGCACTTTTCCACCAATCGTAGCTTTGTAGGTTTTGCGTGGATTGATTTGGTGTTGCCAAGACTTTATCTACCAAAGCGTCGACTTTAGAATTTCCTGTGCCAGCAAAAGGCTTAACTGTAGACCCTGCCGCTCCTTGTTGTGCAGGTTGAGTAGGCTGTATTGGGGTGATTTCTCCAGCCTCAAATGTCCCTGTTTTTGGATTGATTTTAAAAGTTTGTGGTTGGCTACTTCCCGTTGTCTGACCGATGTAGTCTACTGTGATCTCATTCTTTGACCCGCCCGCCTGAAAACCTCCTACCTGTTTGACAAAATCTTTGCCAAAATACGAAGCTGCGCTAGCAATCGCTCCGTTCATTCTGTCATAAAATTCTGGTGTAAGTAAGCCCGCTTGTTTCCCGCTCGCCAGTTTCTTCAAAGAGCTTATGCCATTTTGAATAGTTTCTTTGTATTTCTGCATCATTTCGTCAGTCGGAGCAGCTACGGAATTAGCAACCTTTGCGGGATTTGTAGCATTCGCAATTTGCCCTAACTCCCTTTCAATCCCTCTCTCAAACATTCGCCCATAAGTTTCATTTGCATCTCTCAAAAAATCATCCACTTGAGAATACCCATAATTAAGGATCGAGGTGTAGGTTTGCTGTGGCGACCAACCTTTATACATATCCATAAATACAGCATATTGTTGGGCTTTTTTATCTTTCGCAACACCCCATCGCCAAGAGGCTTCATCAGAAAGCTTTTTTGCTTCTGCTGCGATTTCAGAGGGTATTTCTAGCTGGCTTGGTTGTTTTATGATACTCATGGGTTTATATTAAGCGAATAATTTATTTTTAGCCACAAAGTGGATGTTTACTTCTATGCGAACTCGGTATTAAGAGCGATAAGATATTTTCCGCTGGTAGCATTTCCAGCACTACTTGCGCCTTGAGTTCCGCCGCCACCCGCATTGCCCAAGGCTCCGCCCCCACCACCGCCACCAGAACCAGCAGTTCCAACAAAACCACCTGTATTATTATCTGCAAGCCCTCCAGTTCCTCCGGCTCCACTAATTCCACCACCACCGCCACCACCAGAACCACCAACCGTCGCACCTGCACCATTAATTCCTGCACCTGCCGCACCACCTTGACCTCCAGCTCCGCCGGAATAAGTGACCGTTCCATTATTGGTCAAAGTTCCGTTGTATAAAATGAGAGCAGTACCAGCCGAACCACCGCCACCAGCTCCTCCCCCCGGCCCACCGTGACCACTAGTAATTGCTGCACCGCCACTACCGCCATTTGCACCAGCTTGTCCTGAAATATCAATAACTCCAGCTGCTCCGATTGTTAAATCTCCTGCAACTTCTAGATACAAAGCTCCTCCCCCCGCACCACCACCACCGCCTCCTCCTCCTCTCCCTCCACCAACATTATTCGCGCCAGTTGCCCCAACTGTAGGCAAAGCCGTGATTGACCCCCCAGTTCCTCCCGCCGCGCCACCTCCCGCACCACCACCGCCCCCTGCTCCGCCAACCCCCGGAACAACCCATACGATTTTTTTGTCTTGAGTTGCGTAAACTGAAGCGATGCCTGTAATGGTGAAAGCCGCCCCCCCTGCGCCTCCAGCCACATTTGGCGCTGCACCAGCCAATCCTTTTATGCCTTGGTGAGACAAGGAATCAAGAATGTCTGCATTTCCAGCCGTCCCGTCTGTGCCATTTGAACCAGCCGCACCTCCAGCTCCTCCAGCACTCCCAGCTCCCTTTAAACTTAAAGTTCCATTTATGACGCAATCCCCCTTAACTTTGATGGTTATTTTTTTGTTCTGAAAGTTCGCACCAAAACTCAAAGTGTCGCCCGCGTCGATTGTAAGATTGTTATAATTAAAAACTTTATAGGCCGGATTCAAAGTCGTATCCGCACTCACCTGCAAATCACCATCCGAACCATCGCCGCCAAAAGTTCCTTGATTTATTACTGCAAAGCCATCAATTACAGCTCCTGTCGCATACAATACTCCTGCTTTAGTAATTCTAAGCGGAGCGGTTGCGCGATTTGCATAAGTATCTCCTGCCCAAAAACGAACATCGTCACCCCCTGTAACAGTAGAGGCTAAACCAAAAGAATTTGCCACATCCCTAATATAATCTGTACCAAGCTCAAACCCCCCAATAGTCCCTCCTGTAGCGGTAATTGTACCCCTAAAGACTCCGTCGGCGAACTCAACATCTCCTTCGTCAGGAGCCATGTTAATTTTAAAACCAGATACACCAGGAATATAATTCGTCGATTGAATAGATTCGTTTGGCCTCAATTTATCCAAGGTCATCTTGGAAAAATCCAATGCGTTATTTGGAAATTCCTGATTGACACGAGAAAGGGGGAGGTCTCCGCCAAGAGTTGGAGGAAAAACCTCTGAGCGGTTAGCATCAACAAACGGCCTTCTGTTGCCGATAAACCCCATGTCCTGCAATGTGCTTTGAACACTTGGCATTATTTAACTTTTGAATTAGGCAGTACTTCCAGTTCATAACCATAAAAACTCGCGTACGGATTTTTTGAGCTTTCACTTCCAGCGATCTGTAAAAGCACGCCTTCTTTCAAATTAACATCAAAGAAATTCGCAAAATCCCTGAGCTGACCTATAGGCTTATATTTTGTCAACAACCTCAAATTTCTATCCAGAGTCCTGATTTGCAACTGAAGACCCTGCGCCCTATCAGCATATGCCACCATTCTTTGAACAAACGATTTTCTGCTCAAGCTTCCTAAGAAGAAAGGCGCTAGTTCAAAATTACAAGAGATTGGAAAGCCTAAATTGTTTGCATCAATATACTGATCCGAAGAGATCAAAGTAGAATCGGTATACTTCGCTTTGTTATAGACATAGCCATTATTCGATCCCATGTACTGCCTGATCTTTCCTGAATCGTTGTAAGGCGCGTAGATTGTGAAGGTATCATAATACTCTCTCCATTTCGCAGTTGAGATCGCCAAGTTAAAACGCAACTCACAATTCGCATAAGCCACACCATCGACTGTCACATTCCCTACATACAAACGATATTCTTCATCAACTATGCAAGCAAAGAAATTGCGCGGCGTTCCGTTACGGATAAAATCTATTAACGACCCTGAGATGTTTTGAGGTTGACCACCTGTCGAAACCCAAACACCATCATAATCACACCAAACCATCATTGCCCCCTGATTGCAGATTGTTCGATGATTAGCGCATCCGATTTCCCAAACCTGCTTCCATTGGCTTTCATCGTACATATAAGCCCTATTGTCCGTAAACGCCACTAACCTATCCCAGTTCGTAGATAACCCTGTTAGCTCCTCACTATAATCTACATCTAGGAAATCTGAAGCTGGAGTCCATGTAATCGCGCCCGCGGCAGGAACACTAGAAAAATAAACTCTGAAAGGATAGTCAGTCCCACTATACCGACAATTCGCAATGAAAATCTTGTCTCGGTATCTCGTAATATACTTTGCCTGTGGCATATCTGTTACATTCGTCACTGTTGAGAATGTCGTTCCAGTCAAACTCCCTACTGGTAAGAATCCATCAGTAGCCCCATAGCCCACAAAAAAACAGTAATTGAGGAATGCGGCCATTTCTACATTGATCCCTGCTTTGTTAGCCCAAGCAGTTTCTGCTGCTGCAATTTCAGTCCACGCTCCAGCAGAAGTCTTGTACCACAGTTGAGTGTCATCACTCGTCGCGTCGTCTACTGTAGCAAGCATTTTCTCTGCCCCTGTTTGTCGGAAATTGAATAATCCAGTGATAGGTTTGCTAGCCTCAATCACCGTACTCACCCTCGAATAACCCGTGTCCTTTGTCAAAGCTCCTAACTTAAAGTTATCAACCCATCCATTCAAAACAGTCGGCGAAGTTGGCGGCTGCAATAATGGCGAAAGGTTGGTGTTTGCCCCACCTAAATTGTTTAAATTCTGTACGATCATATGTTCCAGTTTGAGTTATAATACAAAGTTTCGTCACTATTCATTGGCTGAGTTTGCAACGCATGATTCATCACGATCTTCTCAAATTCTGCCATGTGTTCAGCGGCCTCATCTCGATTTCCCCTGAACATTTCGATCTTTGAAGCGATGTAGGATTTGAAGGCATAAGTGAAAGTAATGTCCGTTGTGCTCGCCCATCTTGTAAGAGCGGTGAGCTTTTTCAGATAAGTTATCTTGATTGGGTAGCCTTCGACAGTTGCTCCTGCTGGAATATTGAAGTAAATCTTGTCATTAAAGGCCGCGTATTTTGTAGGAAGATTAGGACTCACCCCTTGCCAAACAATCGCTCCTATCGCTTGAATTGCAGTAATAGAGCCTGTACCTGCGGCAGGTATCCCTGTGAGTTGAGTCGTGCCAGTTTTGCCAGTGTATGTGACAGTATTTCCTCCTACATATATTGTGCCTGAATCGCCAAACAAAACATTCGATACGACATTTAAAGTTGTGTCTCCTATTTCTGCCTGAATAGACACTGTAGTTGAAGCCGTGTCTTTGTATAGGTCGTCAATTTCATCTTTCTGTATGCGCTCCATTGGATTATTCCCAAACCTTACGCCAAGAATTGCCTTCGCAGACTCGGTATATTTTGGTGTTATTGATAAACTAGAGATTAGAACCTCAGTTTGATTAACGGTCGTAGTCAAAGAACTCACATCTTCAATCGTTTCAAAATCCCAGTCCATTTGAATGTGAGCAGCCGAACGAGGATCTTGATAAGAGAAAGCCAAGATTCTGTTTTGTGCATCATCAGCCCATTTGACCAGTTTCTCTCTAGTTAGATTTTCGTCTACTTCAACATCAACTATATCCAAGGCTTGTTGAATCAAAGTACCAGTCATGTTTGAAGTTAGACCAGTCGATGGAATGTATTCACTCGCCGCGCCCTCCGTCGTTCCATCATAGAATTTGGCTACATAGTAAGCATAAGCCGTGTCCCCAGTCACTAAGGCGTATTCTGTATACTGCTTGTTCCATTCGATACTAATTGGCGAAGCGGTAGATTTGATTGCAGTTAAGTTTCCTCCGTCTGTTGCCGCTCCATAAAGAGTGATTTTCCTTTCAGCGATTCTTGTGACTGGAGCATTAACCTCATGATCGAACTTCAAAGTATTGGTGACCGTGACGCTCCGTCCTCTAGTAACAGCTCCGTTAACATCATTTTCTTCCGTCTCTTGGTCTCCAATATTACCAATCAAAAACCAATCATCATCAGTAAAGCCGTGATTATCCAAAACTGTCATCGCCGTACCAGCTGCCGCTATCGGTGTAGCTAAGTTGGTTTGAGTGTTATAGCGAATATCTGGATGAGCGACACGAATCACGGAGTCCCTGATCTCGATGATTTGCGCTCTCTGCAGCGATTTTAAAGTGGCCATCGTTAAGCTTTTTTAGTGGATTTTTTAGCGTACATGCCTTTTGGATTAGGCTTTGGTTTGCCAGTCGATTTCATCGGACGACCTGACTGCGCTCTATTTGCGTATTTTTTCATTTTATGAAGTTAAAGAGATATAATTATTAAGCACCAAAACACTTTTCCCAACTGCCGCACTCACCATTGGAATAGAAAACAACCCCAACAACGCTCCCAAAATATACAAACAAATCGTGGCCGCGCCTGTGGTTAAGACTTTCTCAGTCCACTTGCCCGCTTTACCATCAACCATCTTCTCTAGATTGGTGAATTTTTCTTTCTCAATGATCTCAAATTTCTCTTTCACATAACCAACGTGGCCATCGAATTTTGTAGAAAGTTCTTTCATGAGTATCATTAACGATTGTAATTCTTTGTCAGACATCCTTTTGTGGGTTAGGTGCGAACTCGTCGCTTGTAATTAGTAGAGAAACCGAGCGAAACTCCAGTTAATGTAGGCGCATTCGCACCATTAATGTCAGCAGTTGTAGTTAGCCCTGTGACAGGGAAGCCTGTTTCGTGAGCCACAGAACCTACCTTTACATTTCCATTAGAATCAAGGATCTGATTTCGGTCAGTAATGAGATATGAATGCAGATCATTGCGCCTCTCTTGCCACTCAGCCCAAGTGATATTCACCCCAGCAATAGTCACGGGATTTCCTGTTCCAGTAATGATGTAAACATTGTAATCGACATCCTGATCGCCAAGATTGGAAGCCGCGTCAATATTCACCCCAGCGTCGCTATTCATCTCCATTATACAATTTTTAATAATAGCCGCATTGCCAAGGCCGCTTGCTCCCGAGTCGGTATTGTCGGTCAAATCAAAGCCTATGCCGCCCTTACCATCCTCTGAGGCATGGCAATTAATCCAGCGAGTACCAGTTCCACCTTTCGTCTTAAAGTGGGCAAGCCTCATCCCCTCCATTAAACAATTGTAAGCATAACTGTCGGCATCAACAACATCATCCCCTTTCCACCCTATGCCGTATCCACCCTGAATCCCGTGAAGATTAGTTAAGTGGTAAATTTTTTCATTACCAATAAAGAAGTCGTGAGTAATTGTACTTCCTGCCGTCCCAAACTCCTTGCCGTCTCTTAATGTAACCCCATCAATATTCACAAATAAATATTTATTTTGGCCGTGAGCATCGCTTGGACTTTCATCCCCGATCTTAATTCCATAACCATCTATGCCAGCCCTATCAATTGTCCCAGCCCCAATTGTGACCCCAGCATTAACTGTCGCCCCTTGTGAAGCATTGTTATAGATGTGAATATCGCCCAAAGCTATTCCAGTAGTTCCTCTGGTATCTATTCGCCACCCAGCTTCAGCAGTAAAGACTCTAGGGTTGATTATATCCCATGCACTTCTCGTGAATGTTGAAGGCACACTTTCTAAAAAGAAAGTGCTGTCAATCGTGATACTCATGTCAGTATTGCCAACTGAACATCTCACAATATTGTTATTAGTATTGTCAGTTAAATTGATTGTGCCACCAATTACAGCCGTAGCCCCAGCCGAATCGCCAGTTGGGAAGAAATAGGCGGCCTGTGCCGTGCCAGCTAAATTCACATCAGCATAGGACTCAAATGAACCTGTTAAGCCATTATAAACAACTCCCCCACCAGTTATGTTAAACACACAAGAGTCTTCAATAACAACCCCTGAACCACCCGAGGCAACTGTTATCGCCCCCAAAGTAGTCGCGCCCTCGAACACGCAATTTCTAGCGCGCAAGTTCCTCGTGGAAGCTCCAGCTTGGATAATGTAAGACCCTAAGCCAGCCCGTGTGTTTTCTAACTTTAACCCATCAAACAAAATTGCGGCGGCCACGCCGCTAAAATTAAACAGCCGAGTGGCATCACCACCATTAATTTCTGGCATTCCTTCGCGAACTGGCCATGCAACAAAGTTTAACCCCTTTGTTAAGGTGAGGGCGACACCTGCACCTAAATTATAAGGCGCTGCTGTTGGGGCAATATTCAAATCATCTAAGGCTGTTGTTTGAGTTGTCGCGTATGAGACTGTGAGGTACGGCAACGCGGCACTGCCATTAGCAACATTGTCTAACGCCGCTGGATTGTCTTTGTCTAAGTATTTAGGCATTTTAAATGTTAATTAACTACAGGAGTGAGCAAGGTGCGATTTACTCCAATATTTGGGAACGGAAAACTGTATCCTCTTACATACCCAGATGGGTAAACTCCTAGCGATATTTGAGCAATTTCACTAGCAGTCAAAGCTCGGTTATAAACATACAAAGTGGTGAAATCAAATGGGGCAATGACTCCAGCAGAGACTTCGCCAAAAGACAAATCAAACGCTTCGTCAGCGTTAAAGCCAGCGTCGTTTGTTTGGGAAGTGATCGCCTTTAATTCGCCATCAACATATAAATTCAAATTATCAGCTCCTAGTCCAGACGAATTAAAAACACAAGTTTTCCATCTATTATTCTCAACTGCCCCTGCCCACTTAACCGTCCTTACATCCCCAGAAGCGTCTGTTGAAGTAAAGGTTATTGAGCTGTCCCTCGAACTACCTGCGTTCCTTTGAAGATACAAAGCTCTACTTCCAGTCCCTGTCCCTCCAAAGAAAGTATTCGCAGCGTTACTCCCAAACCTTAAATCAATACACAAAGCAAATGCGCCATCAACTAAAGCACTGAATCCGCCCAGCGTGCCAAAGTTAGCGTCTGAACCAACTTGGCATTCTAGAGGGATGCCAGACTGCGCAAAAGAATATTTTATAGACATAGTTGTTTATTAAGCAGCCACTACAGAAGCACCTGCCGATTTACCAATCCATTCGCAGTACAAAGTTAAAGTTCCAGCGGTGATGTCATCAACTGATCTAGTCAAAATAATATCCGCGCCACCACCAATCAAAAACCAATCAGAGCTAAGTAAATCACCATCATTTGCTGGTGTGGTATCCGTCCAAACATCGGTGGCCGCAAATTGCGTATTATTAACTGTACTAGCACCAATAATGCCAGTTGTAAGTTCAGTCGTACCCAGAGCTAGAGTAGTCGTGCCAGAAGTGGAAGTAATACCCGTAGCCCCAACTACTCCATAAACACGCACAAGAACATCACCAGTTACTGTAAAGGCAGCTGCGGTATCATACCCTGCGAGAGCTGAGTAGGTTTTGGTCGCATATTTCACCGGATTTAATTGCGTAATCATGTTTTAAAGTTTAAGAATGATACATTATAGTTCCTACTACTTCTGATGGCGTTGCATGAGCCGTGTAGGTAACTTGTGTCGTAGAGATTCCTACCGCTAATCCGTTTGTAGTAAACCCATATTGTTTAGCTTTGAAAAAAGAAGCATCCTTTGTGTTTACGCTATTCGGCGGCAAAGGGAAGGCGATCTCAGCAGCATCTCCGCCTGTGATTGTATTCGCGTCATCATTAAAAATAACCCACAAAAAGGTGTTGCCGTTATTAACTAACTCAAACCCTGTCAAAACAGCGTCTGTAGCCGAAATATTTACTGTCGCAGCTGAACCAGTAAAAGCAAAAGGTGTTTCATTATAAACCTCTGTAACAACTGCCGCCTCCTGAACCAAAGCACGATCTCTAGCCTCGTCCACATAACCTGCCCCCAAAGCATCGTACTTAGACTTAACTGAATAAGCCGCTGTGTCATCAGCCACTACTGCTGCTGCCCTGCCCCAAACAGCTCCGTCTGCGTGATCGATCCAAAAATCACCATTTGTGGTTATGAACTTTTCAATTTCTGTGAACTTTTCAGCTACTGTAAAATTTTTCCAATTATCCACAGTTCTCTGCAGTTCTTGGCCAGTTTTTGTTGTTAAAACAGTGCCAGTTGTGAACGCGAAAGAAGTGTCCTTCGTATCGCCAACCTTATCTTTGAATGAATTTAAAATTCCACTATAAGCAAGTTTAGCGTAAATATAAGTTCCTGCCGCCTGCCCTGTCGCACTAGCTAATGTGCCTGCGTTATTATACAAAAAAGTTACAGTTTCTCCTGTGATAGGCGCAACTACAGATGCCGCGTCAAGACTTCGCACTTTTAGGGGCGACCTTGATGTTACTTCTGATTGATCTCCTAATAGTGTCATGGAATGTGAGTTAAATAAGTATTTGAACCCAATTGGAGAGAGCCAACTTGCGTTGACCCCACTCTCTTACAACTGGGTAGAAGCTATTAAGCCGCTTCTTCTGCTTGAGGCATAGGAACGAGATAGGTTACTCCAGCAGCATCTTTTATCAAGACACCATTTTCTGTAACAATTTCGCTTTCCACTTTCACTTGATGACCGTGAACATTAACCGTTGTTCCCACAAAATGGGTAACTTCTTCTTCAACCAAAACCTCTTCAACTTGCTCCACTTCAACCACTTCAACATTTTCTTCCTCTTCGTTATTCTTTGATTTTTTAGACATAAATCGTAGTTGTTAATATTTTTAAGCATTATCGAACAGAGTACCAACAGCGATGACTGTACCGACTTCATCAGCACCAGCAATGTAATTGCGAGCAGCATAGACTTTAGAGGCAATCGGAATAGCAACATTCGCCGAAGCGTCTGCTGTTTTCATATCATTATCAACAATTCGACCGCTTGAAGCAGTTGATGTTGTGATAACTAATACCCCGACCGTTCCATCACTTTGAGCAGTTTGGACGAAGTTTCTGCGAACATCTAAACCAAGCAAATTAGCCGCACCAGCAGTCAAAAGACCAGCCGCCGCAGCAGCATGTACCACATAGTTGTCGTAAAACTTCAAATCGTTATGTGCCGCCGCAGTGATAGCCAACGCAAGTTGGCCAGTATCTGCAGTTCTCAAGTAGTTTCGTTCCCACTTACAACCATCAGAAATGTTAGCCGCGCCAAGCGTATAACAGTTGATGAAATTGAAGGTTGAAGTCGCATAAAACTCAATATCAATATACTGGGTGTTTTGAGCCGCAGTAGCGTGTAATACCGCAGTTACAACATCACCAATGCCAGCCTCCCAACGCATATTTTGGAAAGTACAGTTGGCCGCTGTTACATTGATTTTGGAGTTGGTTGCAGTCCAAGTCAACACAGGCTTCATCGAACCACTACCAAGGCCAATAATTGTTACACCAGCAACATCACAAGCAATGCTTCCGTTTGTAACATTTTCAGTATGGCCAGGGGCAACAAGAATAACATCCCCACGATTTGCCACACAGTAACCAATAGCCGCGTCGATTGTTGAAGCAAATCTATTTGCACCATCTACATCAACAGGAAATAAATCCTGCATTAGCTGACGGCCAGCAGCAGCTGATTTAGCTACCATGAAAACATGACCCCCATTAGACTTTGCCGCATATGCTGCCGCAAGAGCCTGTCCATAACCAGAATTTTGATTGTATCCAGCCATAATTTTTGGTTGTTAATCTCTTTGACCACCACCACCTCCTCGGCTTGCGCCTACACGATCAAAGAAAAAGAAATAAGAACTAAGAACCTAGACCAGTTGAAACGAGAACACCTTTCGCAGATACCCAGCAAATACCGAATGATCCACGAGTACCGAATGTCCAGTCGTCGTTATGGATATCTTCACCATTGTTGCCAGTTGAAGGCATTTTTAGGTTTGGAGCTTCCCAAATACCCAAGTGAGCTTCTACATTCTTAGATGCAACATAGAACCAGTATTTAGCTTTTGTAGAGTCGTAAGCCCCTGTAGCAGTTGTAGCAAGGCGTTCAAGAATAACATGACGGAACATTCCTTTGTAAACATTCACTACACCAGAGTTGTCGCCAGTCACATCAGCCATTGAGTTTTGAAGTTGGCGTACTTGGCGGATAGTCGCACTATCGTTACCAGTCACAATCGTATCAAAAGTCAAAACGCGTCTTTCTCCGAAGTTGGAAAGAATTTGGCTATTGGTCAAATCTTTCGCGATTTCGAAAGCACCTTGAGAGAACTGAGGATTACCAGTGACGATAGTTGAGTAAGTGGAAGCACTTGCAGTCAAAGTATGCACCGCGCTTGCCATTGCTAGATTGTCGCCCATTGAAGTGTCCACAACTTCACCATCTTGATCTACATAACTTGTCGCAGTTGCGAATGTGTAGCGGTGAGTCAAATCAAGAACCATTCTTTGAGGAACAAATGTCGCCAAAGAAGTAAGTCTACGAATGATTTCTTGATCTTTGCCGAAAGTACGAGCTTCAAATGTGATGTCAATTTCAGCTGCGAAACGACGAACATACATCGTTTTAGTATAACCTTTGACTACTCTCTTTTTGCGAGCGTTCACACCTTCACCTTTAAATGAAGCGTAAGTCTCAGAATCGTATTCATCGTAAATACGCTGACTTCCTGTGCCATTTGGCACATTTTCGACCATGTAAAGGCTCATCACCTCTGCTTGGTCATTGAGCAAGTCCATACCTTTAGCATGGATGCGCTCTGTTGTATCTGCGAAATCTGTAAAATGTAGATTCGAGATTTTGGATGTTGGATCTGTTGCTGCCATAATATTAATGGTTTAAAAAATTAAAAACTACTCCTTACCTTTTGAGTAATTGATCTTGAAAAGCCCTTCAGTTGCAGAAATAAATCCACAAACTTCCAAAGCGTCTTCAGTTGAAGCTGTCACATCTACAGTTGTAGAAGATGCCAAATCAACATAACGACCAATCATTGCAGCCGTTAGAGTTCCTGTGCCTACAGTGCCGTAAAACTCACATTGTGGAGAGGTTGGAACAGCTACTGTGATAGGATTTGTGTTTGCGGCAGAAGCCTTACCTTCAATAATGATGCCATACAATTCTTCCGCAGTTGTAACTGCGTCTAGATTATCTGTGCCATCGTTATAGTACAATGCGCCTGCTGTATAAACAGTGTTTGCCTTGGTAGGGATTCTTTTATATTGCCAGTTACCATTTGCAGGTACGAAAGATGCCATATTGTGTTTGTTAAAAAACTAATTTTGCCGTTGGCTAGACAGCGAAAAGCCGTTTGCGGTGCGAATCGCAGTACGCATAGGTTGCTCTGGCACAAAAAAACCGCCAAAAAAACAACCTATTGAAAGTCATTCTCTTGACGGCGAGAAGCCGAATGTACTTCTACTATCTACGGAAACCTATAAAAGCGCAAGTTATTTTTTGATTTCTTTTAAAACCTTGTCCAAATCTCCCATCGTAACCTCTTCTCTGTCCTTACCCCATTTCTGCCTATTAGCTCTTCTTTCATGCTCACCAATATTCAAAATAAGATCGCTGTAAATAGAATCAACATAATCTTTCCCTAAACAATACAACATCACTTCATCATCATTGCTGATTTGTTCATCAACAAATTCGTTGTTTGAGAACAAAACCTCTTCTGTAAAAATACTATCGACTATCAACTGGCTAATCCGCTCACAACGCTGATCCCTAATGTCGGTTGTGTCTTTCGGCTCCTTCGAAGCAAGTTTGATTTGCTTCTCCTTGAACTCCTTTAAAGCCTGTTTCAATGCTAGTTTGCGTGCTTGTTGCACCTTATCATTCACAAACAAAACCTTTCTAATAGTTTTTTCTATAACCTCCAAGCTCCTTTGGTGAATATAATGAGTGTCGAAATAGGGCAGGTCGTCTTTCAACATTTCGCCCAAAATAGCAATAATCATCGGCTCGGTTTTCGTTTTGATATGCTCTTTCTTTCGTTCAATAAATTTCACCTGTTCTTCCGTCATTCCTTCTTGCATATGGTTTATTGTTAATAATTAAGCGCAATTTAAACGATCTATATTTACTTCAAAGACCTGACCGCTTGGTCTTTTACAAACCGCTGTACCAACATCCCTAAAGACCAGAGCGTCAACATGATCGTCAGCCTGTACCGCCATGATCTCCCCTTTACCTCCTTTATAAAGCTTGTAACCACTACCATCAGCCGCCGTCTTAGTTACAGTTCCAGAGCTTTTAAACACCTTATCGACTTTCTGTTCAAGAATTTCGATTGTTTCCATCTCTGGCATTTGGGTCAAATCAATTAACGGAATGATGTAATCTTTTGTCGATTCATCATCGTATAGAACGGTAATCTTGTACATCATCTTGTCATGCTCGCGAGTGTTTTCGTCGTATTCATTTTTATGAAATTTACGATCAATAATAATCCCTGCCTCTGCGCTTCCATCTTCACGATAAACCCTGAAGGTCGCAGTTTTGTTGCCTGTCTTAGGGTCTTTCCACACCTGCCAGTCGGTTAATCCAAGCCCTTGCTCCACTCCTGACAGCTGATTGCCCAAAGCTTCGTTCTGCTCGCTTAAATGTGCAATCTTTTTATCAACTATTGAATTGATAATCGTATCAAGATCACTCTTTTTGAGGGTAATGATCTCCTCACCACCAGCTTCTTTCCCTTCGGAAGCTTCTAAGGACTCTTTGTGAGCTTTCCACACCTTTCTCTCTTCCCCATTTAAACTAGCGTAACCTCCTTCCTTTATTTTCTTTTGTAATTCTTCGATCATTTTTATAAATGTTAAATATTAAAGCTCAACGCCAAACCAACTCTTGAAAGCCGCCTTTCCTGTGTCAGTCCCTGTGAATTTGTTCCCACTAGCACCCAGCCTGTTCTCAACCGCTGGAGCGAAATGGTTTAATGGATTCACTTTTGGTCTGTATCCTTGGATCAAGGTGGCGGCTTCGACATATCGCTCATTCCATTCCTCAACAGTTGACGGAGTGCCTGCGAATTTCTTCGCCGCTTCCTCAATCTTCTTCTTCAAATCTTCATCAGAACCTGCCAATTGCGAAAGGATCATGTTTCTGTCTTTCTGGAAGATGGTTTCTTTTAGACTAGCGACTTCACCCATCACTTCTGCCTTCTCTCGGATAGCGTTTTGCTTCTCCTTGGTGAACCCTTCCAGCATTTTAGCCTTCTCTTCCTCTTGAGCGGCTTCGAATTTGCGCCAGTTAAAGTCCTTGGCTTCAAATCCTTTTAGTTTATCTTCAGTCTCCTGAAGTTTGGTTTGTAAAACTGCAGCTTCATCAGCCTTAGCTTGTACTTCTGCGGCTTCTTCAGGACTTAAAGCCCCTTCAACCTCATTTCCATCGGAATCATATAGTGGCATATTTATTGGTTATTTAAATATTTATTAAAGTAATCTCCTTCTGGTATTGCTTCTGGTTTTTCGTCTTCGTCCTGCTTATGTCTACTTGAAGCTTTGTTAAACTCGTCCACCAATTCCTCAATCGCTAAGATCCTCTGGCGATGTAATTCGGCCTGAGTTGTTTGGATTGGCGTGTTATCAAGGTCACTAATAATACTAAGGCCATATCGACGAATAAGGCTCGTCGCAATAACCTCAAACACTTCTTGCTGCACAATAGTCGCAGCTTGAAGATAAAATACCTTCTTCATCTCATCTGAATATTGTGTAAAGTTAGTACTCTCAAAAATGGTTTGAATATACTTAGGAACTTCTGGGGTTTCTTCTTGTGGCTCATTCGGCTTCTCACACCTTCTGAACCAATTGAACATATTTTAGGTTGGTAATGTTTGCCTTTCTGCCTGCGCCATCTGATTAATACCTTGGCCACCAGTAGGCTGTAGTTGCCCTTGCTGTCCTGCTTGTGGTTGCATTTGTGCTTGTTGTAATTGCATCGGATTTGGAGTTTGTTGCCAGAATTTCTCTGGACTTTCGCCATTAAGCAAGGCCATCTGATCTCCAGCGTAATCCATGTTCGGTATTTTGCCAAAAGGTGAAAAGATCGCTATAGATTTTTGGATCAATTCCTCGAACTTAGCCGCTCTAAGCATACCAGTTTCTTTTTGTGTCGGCTCAAGATTGACCAAATAAGTCATCTTCAAAGACTTGATTACATCAGGATTTACATAATTCACCCTCACATTCTCGCCGCTACTCAACTCACTCAATATATCTTCTTCCGCAAATGTCTGCTCATCAGTCGGTACTTGGTTTGTGAACTTGATAATTCTTCGACCATCACGCCCATCAACAGAAGTCTTGATTGTAACCGTCTTATATTGAGGTAAGCTCTTTACCGCGCCTTCAGCTCCTTCTGTAGGGATTAGCTTCACATCTTCTTGCTCTGTCCAGTTCTTCAAGATATTAGCAATTCTTAAGTAAACGAGCTTCTTTCTAAACGAAGCCCATCCCACAATAATCCGCCCTGCCTTCATCATGCTTTGTTGTTTCAGCTCCACGATCTCTCTCGCTGTTTGCTTGCCCGGCATTGCTTGACCTTCCATCACAGGAGATACAGTCTTTTCATCCACAATCTGCTTCAGGAATTGGAAAGTATTAAACTCTGATTGAGTCACGCCCTCATTCTTACCAATCTCTGAAATATGCTCTGGATTCACATCGTCTGTAATCGTACCAGGGAAGAATACTTTTTTACTCAATGCCTTTCCTCTATTAGCAAGCGGCGGCATGAAGCTCTTTTGAGTCTTTAATACAATCGCTCTCATCATTTCGTCCATCACGGCTTGATCGCACTTGGTCTTACTCGGCACACTCGGTGAATACGCAAAATCTGTTCTCTTCTCGAAGCTACCTTGAGCTAGTGGATATGAACTGTCACCCAATAAAGCTGATAATGGAAAACAATTAGGACTTTCTTTTGACCCCAAGACTGGCAACATCATCACCCCATTAAGGAAGATTTGGAAAGAATTTGTCCACGGATTGAAATACCTAACCTCTTCAACATAATTCCCTTTAAACTCCTCAAGCGTCCACCCTTGATAATCAATGTCTTGCTCAAGAGTCCCGCTCATCTCATAAAGATATTGTGGCACATACTTCCATCTTTCCCATCCTCCGTAAATTCCTTGAATCGTAGAGCGTGGCACATGCCTCCGAACTGCAATATAAGGCTGCTTCTCAAGAATAGGCTCACGAATATTACCCAAATAAACATTTGACCCATTCAACATTTGTGTATTAATTTGCCCCACAACTCTGTCTAACCTCGTTTCCCATTTGATCTTGTCGAACTCTTTACCCATTTCTTTCAACTCTTTTTCTGGTATCACAATTTGATCGTATCGTTCTTCAGCGAACACATCGCCATGCGTCAAGAACTCATCGACCAATAACATCTCCTTAATATCCCAGTCTCCTTCTTCCACCTCATAAGATTTCTTCACCAAGTCTTCCAAGACCGTTCCAAATTGTTGCACAAAATTATCATTCTTGTCGTAAGCTTCAATATCTGGCTCTAAGTTCAGGCTTAAAATGAAACTCTCCATCGTATTCACCTTCTCTCTCGTCGTGCCTGTAACCACTCTTGTGTCCTGTTCATTCTTTCGTGCGCGTAAATACGCATTCCTTGCTCGATAGTTCTCTTCACGCCATTTAATATAGGTTGTGTCGTCAAACTCTGGATAATGAGTATCCCTTTGAGCCTTCGCCGATCTGATCTCTTCTTGAACTTGAGTAAAAAACGCTTTCTCTGCGTCGCTATAATTAGGTGGCTGTACAGATTTTTTCTCCATGTTTCTATTTTGGTTGGTTTATTTGCGAGAGTCAACCTTCTTTTTCTTTGGCTGTTTCCAAAGTGGAGCGGAGAACTTAGGCGATGAACTTGTCGGGCGTAATTCAGGAACATTTTGTAGGGAGGGTACAACCTTCTCACCTTCATCATCCTCAATCTTGGAAGTTGCAAACTGCTTCCACATTTTTCCATGCCGATTCTTCAAACACAATTCACAAACTATCCGCTCTTCACCATCTTCCCAAACCTCATAAAGAGCCTCAATTCCTTTTTGGCAACATTCACAAACCTTTCCGTCGGTGCGTGTACACGGCTGATCTTGGCTTGAAGTAAACGAAGGCGCGGACTTCCCCTGCTCAATATTCCTCACTGTTTGCTTCAATCTTTCAATGGTGGTCACGCTTTCCCCTTTATTCCCCTCTTCGGTGGTCACCGCCTGCAGAACAATACCTCTAACCTCTATTCTCTCGCCGTTAGCGAGCATATCCAGATACTTACCCTGATTGCTCTTAAACTCCCTTGCAGTTACTTTTTCCATACATTTTTAGTTAAGTGGATAAAAACAGGGCTATTTACTTTCGATTTAAGGCTCTAGAATTTTTTAGTTGACCTTAGGGTCGTCTAGAATACAGAACGCGGATCAAACAACTCATCAACACTCTCTGATCTAATTATGACCTCTTCCTTCTCTGGTTCGACAAAGGTGAGCATGAGAGCATCTGTTTGGTTTGGTGAGCGTATGCCTTGCCTTCTCATTTCGTCTTTCGACATGATTTGGATTTGTCTTGCGAGGTTGGCTTTGTATTTGAGTACTTTGCATTCATCCCAGTTTGGATCTTTTTCGAGGAGTGCGCCTTTTATTAGCCATGCTCTCATCATCCAGTGCGCATAAGCTCGCAGGTTGTAGTACTTCTTCCCCATTTCCTCTTTTGTTTCCTGTGAGCCGAAATCGACATTGAGGTCAGTCTTGGTCAGCTTATCTCCCACATTCACTGCTCGTACGAATATGGACATTCTGGCTAGTTCTTGAGCTACATTCGCTCCTTCGCCGAAATTATCCACAAATACTTGATCGGCTTTGATGCCGTAAGCCTGCATCAACAGAACTGTTTTGAGCGCAATCGAAAGAGGCGTGCTTTTATCTTCAGTAGCTACGCACTTAGCCCCAAATCGGTCTCTAACAACCCATTTCGTCTTGTCGCTCCCCTCGCCAGAAGGATCAATACCCATCCTCTTTTCCCCAATAAATATCACCGAATCAATAAATCGCACATCAGATTCATTCAACAGCGGCACAAAGCCTTTATCGTCAATCAGTTCAGCAGCAGGGAATTTGTTCTCATACAGAATATCAAATAACGGCTTCTTCATGGCCTCATTGATGAACTCTTGCTTCACTCTGCCTTCTGATACACCAGCTCTCCAGTCGATATTGACCTTGAAGAAATCTGGATTGATCGAGTCCAAGTAGAAATGATTGCGCCTAAACGGATTCCCGATCTTGAGATAGAAGTTATTCGCTCTACCACCAAGCATACGGAAGATTTTGGCCTCAATGTCGTCATCAATCAAAGCCGCTTCATCTAGCACCACATTGCCTGCACCAAAGCCCATAACCGCATCACCTGCTGTTTGTGTGTTACGAGAATCAGCAGAAAGAACCATCACCTCCCCAATCGTGCCATCGCTATGCCTAAAGGTGAGCCTCTTCTTACTTCGTTCTCTCTGTAATCTCTCTGCACTCTCACCATCACCAAGCTCTAGTTTGGCTTTAGTATACTCATTATCGAATGCGTGCTGGATAATATAGCTCATCACGATATTAGCCTGCTTCTCTCTTCCTGCCACGATCATGAACTTATCAGGAAATGTGGCCACACGAGTCAAAACGGCTAGGGCTACAGTAAGAGATTTACCAAATTGAGTAAATGTCTGAAGATGTACACGTGGACACTTCTTCGTGAATATCAGATAAAAAATAAGGCATTGGCTATCAGACAGAACGAAAGGATTGCCCTCTTCATCCTTGTACAGGCTCTTTACCAGATCCCTCATCCTCATTACTTCCTCCTCCTTTATTCCCCACTCCTGCAATAAAGCGGAGTGTGCTTTCAAGCTGTTCAATCTTTTCTACTTTAAGATTTAAATCCGTCTTTTGCTCAACAGAACTGAGCTTAGGTCTTACCCACGGCCTCCATCCTTCCAACCTATCCATAAACTGTTCTTCACCCTTAGTAAGCTCATCGCCTTGAGAAAGCTTATCCATGATCTCTGCATACCTATCCATTCCTCCACCAGCAATCATACCCATCAAGGCATCTATCTTTTCCCCCTTCGCCCTCTTTGCCGCTACAGACTTCTTCCATAGGTCATTACCCTTGTAGAAGCCAGTTACTTTCGCCATAGCTTTGACAGATTATTTATTTATCCTCTGATTCTATCACCTTCCCTAAATGGGCTATAGCAAGCTGAATAGACTTGCTTGCTTCGACTAGATTTCTGAATTTAGGGTCTTTGCTTTTCTCTGGGAATTCAGCCATTAGAGTTCTTAGTTCACCTTCTACGAGATCTTTTAGAGACTGTTGTTTATCTACCACCTCTTGTATTGAGTTTGCTTTGAGTTTTATCGGAATGTCTTTGACTAGCTTTGTCATTTTATGTTTGAGGTTTAAATATCTGGCTCTTTTTGTTTACTATCTCAAGCATGAGCGAATTGTAGAGAGTCTTTGCTTGTTCGATAGACTCTTTAGTGATTTGGCCTTCTAGCCTGTATGTGTTGTGGTGAGTGTCGAGGATAATTATCATTGAGTTG